GACACCAATAGGAAATCCGAATAATTGCCTTGTGGCGGATATTCTGCCGGACGGAAAAACTGAAATCTTATTTTTAAGTGATGATGGCGGTGTTCGTATTTGTAAATCTGAAAGAGTAACTTGATTGGAGGTGGTCGCATGGCATACAGCGGATGGCTGTTAAAGATTGGAAATTACATAGTGCCAATGTCGTTTATGAAAGCAGAAACATACAGTCCATATGTCAACATGCAGGATTTGGACGATTATACAGACGCCAACGGCTATCTGCATAGAAATGCCGTGGAGTTAAAGGCGTTAAAGGTCGAATTTGAAACCACAGCTATGCTGACAAATAAGACTTTCAATGAGGTTTTAAACAATATTAGAAGCCAGTTCACAAATGCGACAGGGAGAGCCTGCTATATCACAGCGTATATCCCGGAATATGACGATTATGTGACGCAGTATGGCTATATGGCAGATTTTCAGCCTACGATATACGGAACATATGATGGGATAATTCGTTACAATTCAGTTCGACTTGCTTTCATAGGGGGTGTGTATGGTGGTTAATTATAAATATGGCGACTTGTTCAAAAAAGATACGGTCGATAAGCAATTATCCATCGTATCTGATGATGGAAAAATCAATATCACAAATACAGAGCTACACCAAGAAAAATTCGAATTGACCGAAAGTTTGTGTTCAGAACAGGAATTGACGTTTGGTTAGTGTGAAGCTGCCATGATTAAATTTACGGTGTCAAATACATTTTTGCCAATGAAGGGCAGATGGATGACGGTAAGAATGTCCCTTGATGGACATACAGATGTCCCACTCCAGTTCGGACGATATAAGGTTGATTCTGATACTCCCACGGCAGACAGGACGTGCCGTGATGTGGTTGCATATGATGCCCTTTATGACATTTTAAATGCAGATGTGGCAGCATGGTACAACACTGTCTTTCCATCCCATAAAGAGCAGCAGAAAGATAAAGATGGAAAAACTACGACTGTTACAGTTTATGATCCGGTCACAATGAAGCAATTCCGGGACAGCTTTTTTAAGCACTTCGGGATTGAGCAGGCTGACATTATACTGGTTAATGACGGCATGTCTATTGAAAAAACAGTTGCAGTCACGCCATCCAGTGAGACAAGTTCTGATACAGAGGAATCGAGCACCATAGGCGAATCTATGAGCGGCAAGGAAGTGTTGTCCTGTATTTGTGAGCTCAATGGCTGTATGGGGCACATGGGGCGCGACGGGAAGTTTCATTATATTTACCTGGAACAGGAGATACAGGGATTATATCCAAGGAATGATCTTTATCCGGCGGATAATTTGTATCCAAGAGATCCAAAAAGTACACAGATTGGAAAAGGTTTTTATGTTTCTGCAAAGTATGAAGATTATCTTGTCAGAACCATTAATAAATTACAAATTCGGGAACAGAAGAATGATATCGGTGTGATCGTGGGTACTGGAGACAATGCTTATGTGATCGAGGATAACTTTTTAGTTTATGGAAAAGGTACCGATGAATTGACTGGAATAGCAAATAATACGCTCTCAAAGATTAGGGGCATTATTTACCGTCCATTTGCGGCAGACTGCAAAGGAAACCCGTGCCTTGAGGTTGGAGATGCGGTGCGTATCCCGACAAAATATGAACTGATCGAGTCTTATATCTTCAAAAGGACTTTAAAAGGCATACAGGCCTTGCGCGATGATCTGGAAGCGGACGGGGAAGAGTACCGAACCAACGGTGCAAATGGAATACAGAAAAGTATTTTGAAACTCAAAGGCAAGAGCAATGTGCTGGAGCGGACCATTGAAAAGACACAGAGCACGATAACTGATGTTGAGAAGGGATTGCAGTCACAGATCACGCAGACCGCAACCGAAATTCGCACAGAAGTTAAAAATACAACGGATGGTTTATCATCGAGAATCACGCAAAATGCGAGCAGTATTACAGCAGAAGTTAAAAGGGCACAGGGACAGGAAGTTGAACTTGCAGCAGCTATTAAAATTAATGAGGACAAGATTACAGCGGAAGTTACGAGAGCAAGCAAAGCAGAGGGCGATTTGTCCGGAAAGATAGAGGTAACTGCAACTAAGATACGGTCAGAAGTCAGTGCTTCGTTGAAGGCATGGAATATTGATGGCTATGATATTAATTATTATGGTTTTGGAAAACCCCAAGATACTTACCCTGCATCATCCAAATATAATGGACACAGTTTTTTAGATCAGGATAGTGGAAAATTGTATGGCTGCGATCCGGATGGCGGAATTAACAGCGGTAAATATAAATGGACATTGATAACCACGCTTAAGCAGCTTTCATCCAATATGTCCAGTGCGATTACGCAGACATCAAAGGGGATCGAAAGCAAAGTTACAAGAGATAGTGTTGTTTCAGAAATCAACCAGTCAGCCGAGGGTATCAAAATTAAAGCAAAACTGCTTGAATTAAAAGGTTCTATGGAAATGACCGGGGGATATATGCATATTCAAGCGGAAGAGTCTGTAGAAAACCTTATTGAATTTAAACGCAGTGGAACACTTGTACAGATGGGAACGGATGGATTTCGAACAGTGGAAGGGACGCTTGAAAGTCCTGTTCATAAATGTACGGTTCAATATAATCAGGTTTCATTGCATAAAGGCGCAAACGATAATGACCACATGATGATCCATTTAGACGGAGATACCGGAGTAGGTGGATTCAGAGGTGGAGTAATTAATGGATCTGACAAAAGAATAAAAAACACAATTTTAGATTTAAGCAAAAAGCAATCATCTGAGTTTATTTATTCTTTAAGAGCAAAATCGTATCGTTATAATTTCGAAAAGGATGGATTTCATCATGGCTTTATAGCACAGGATGTTTTGGAAAGTGTGGAAAAAGGATGGAATATTTGCCCTCAAATTTTCTCAAACGGTAACGGAGAAAAGTATTACGGACTGAATTATACAGAGCTGATCGCTGATCTGGTTGCAACAGTGCAATTACAGCATGAAGAAATAAAAGAATTGAAGGAAACGGTAGGTATTCTATGATAAATGCAAAAATTCGTGAATTTGAAAACGATATTATAAATTATGTAAATTTGTGCGAGGATGTTCCAATCGAAGCTAAGTACCTGGTGTTTAAGGATATTCTGCAGCAAATCAAGGAAGAGGCAAACAGGCAGGTTACAGTAGAGCGGGAACAAATGAAGCTTGCAAAGGAAAGGGAGCGTGAGGATCATGAATAAAGCGCATATTGATATTAATTGGGAGAATTACCCGAGTGATGAAACACCGCTTAATGAAAGAAACCTCAATAAAATGGATGGCTCGATTGATATCATTGATGATCGTGTAATCACTCTTGATACCACGAAAGCCACAAAAGCAGAGGTAGCAACTCTTGTTTCAGACGTGACATTCGAGGAATCGACGGGAATTATCACAATCACGAAAAAGAACGGGTCAAAGGTTACGATCGATACGCAGATGGAGAAGATCGCGATCAACTTCGATTACAATCCGACTACACAGCAGATTATTTTGACTCTGATCGATGGTACGAAGCAGTATATAGACCTGTCGGCACTGATTACACAGTATGAGTTCCTTGATTCGGATACCGTGGCTTTTTACATTGACAAAGACGGAAAGGTATCAGCTATTGTCAAAGAGGGAAGCATTGAGGAAAAGCATTTAGAGCCTAACTATCTTGCGAAAATCAAAGTGGAAGTGGCAAAGGCAGAGTCAAGCCAGCAGGCAGCGGCAAAGTCCGAAGCCAACGCCAAAGCAAGTGAGAATGCTGCAAAAGCCAGTGAAGCAGCGGCAAAAACATCCGAAACCAATGCCAAAGCGTCAGAGACAGCGGCGGCGAAGTCAGCCACGGCGGCAGCAACATCCGAGACTAACGCAAAAGCCAGTGAGACATCCGCCAGTCAGTCTGCAGCCACAGCCACAAGTGAAGCGGCATCTGCCAGTCAGTCCGCCAGTACCGCCACAGATAAAGCCACAATCGCAACGCAGAAAGCAACAGAGATCATTGGCAAAGCAGAATCTGCAGCAGAAAGTGCAACTAAGGCACAGAGTTATGCCGTTGGTGGTACAGGAAGCAGAGAGGGCGAGGATTCTGACAATGCCAAGTATTACTATCAGCAGGCAAAAGATGTATCAGAGGGACTTAAAGGTGGATTGCAGCCACACGGAACAGTTGCATTTGCAGATCTTCCGGCACTTGCGGATGTTAGCACAGGGTGGATGTTCAATATTTCAGACGAATTTACAACCACGGATGATTTTAAAGAGGGAGCTGGGAATGTAATTCCTGCCGGAGCAAACATCTATAAAACATCAGATGAAAAATGGGACGTGCTTGCCGGAACTCCGGTAACTGGAATTAAAGGTGTCAAAGAAGATTCTTTTCGCCGTGGAAATGTAGTGCTTACGGCAGAAAATGTTGGCGCAGTACCAACCGGCGGAGATACAGCAGAGAATACAGCAACTTTTACGAGTAGTGATGTGGCAGACGGATCAGCGTCAGCGTGGACGACTGTATCAAAATTATCAAGCGGCGAAAAACACTCTTCAATTTTTGCAAAGGTGTCACAGATGTTCAAGAATGTGCGGTATCTCTATAAAATGCTTGGAACGACAGACATTTCTAAGATTGGGAATGGTACTTGTACCGGGGCGATATCATCGTTAAACAGCGGTTTAGCAAATAAGTATTTTATTAAAATAATGAAAAGCGACTGGTCTGGAATTATGGGTTCGCTTATGCCAATGTTTAATATTAATAATGATAATATGATAGATCTCATTGCACACAACGAGCAGAATGATACTTATCCTGGCGTACGAGTTGCCCGTGCTAGTGCAGATTATGATGGTAATAACATTCCAGACACATATTTAAAAAAGTCAGATGCCAAAAATAATGTATCTGTCTTATCCAATACTGCAACAAATTATAATGACCAAACTCCTGTCGTGCAGTATTTCACTGTCCCGGATGATGGGTATTATCTTATTACAGGTCTTGTCACTTTCAGTTCAAACGCAAATGGGTTTCGTGAAGTTTTTATAACAAATACAACATCTAACTATGTCATGGGACGAGTCAGAGTTCCTGCGGTATCCGGCGGTGCATTAACTTTACAGGTAACGAGTGGTGGCACTTTCGGACCGGGACAGACTGGTACACTCAGTACTTATCAGAACTCAGGTTCAAATCTTAATGTGCAGGAATGGTTAAGTATGGTAAAGATCGCGCCTAAACTGTAAAATTTAAGGATTTTTAACTTCTGTTTTACGAATAAAGCGGACAACTTGGCACAAAAGAAAACTTGTGCAGAAATATAATAAAATCAAGAGCCTAAGAGCCGATTACATGACCATGTGTTGTGTAGCCGGCTCTTTTGCATAAAGCCTTCGGGCAGAAAGGAAAATTATGCACTTAAAATTCATCACAGATAACTGGCAGATGC